CAACCACAGCACCCCGATATGCAACAGGAGCAAAATGCCGATGAAACCAGACAACAGACACAGCAATGAAGAAATAAAGGCCCGCATTGTCATGATTGTGGCTATTGGCCTAACCCTGTCTTTTGTAGGTTCAGTGTTCACAATTTTGTACGGATTGCTCTTTGTAACCCAGCCTGAAAAAATGGCGGAACTTGACGCAGCCCAAATTTCTGTGCTGTCAAGTATGCTCCTCACACTTTCAGGCGGGCTCATTGGCCTCCTAGCTGGTAACGGCCTCAAAGACAAACCGAAAGACCCACCAGCATGAGCAAGTACACAGGAACCAGTGACGGCGTAGCAACAGCTAAACGCCCAGGCACTGAACGCTTTGTGGTTCTATGTAACAAACGCTGGGGTTTTGCAAACCTAGGCACCTGGGTAGTACGCGACATTAAAGGCAAGCCAGGCGCTATGTCTGTGCACAGCACTGCTCGAGCGCTTGATACGTCATACGGAAAAGACAAAGCAGCTGGCAAGCAAGCCATCCTGTGGTTTGTGCAATACGCTGCCGCCCTCGGCTTAGAGGAGGTTCATGATTACTCAGGAATTACTAAAAAGGGCTGTGAAAAATGGGGCCGTGGATGGCGTATTGGCAGGGGCTGGAAAGACTGGACAGCAGACGACAACGGCGGCTCCCAAAAGGGCACCTGGATTCATGTGGAACTTGCCCCGAAATATGCCGACATGACCGCTGGAGACTATGAAGCCGTTTGGCGTAGTGTTCCGAAGCCATAAGGACTCCCAGCTCGTTTGAGCGTGGCTGGGGCTAGGTGGTGGGTTTCTTTGTTTCCATTGGGGAATCCACCACTGACTTCTCAAATTGTGTAAAGTACCAAAAGCCACTCAAATGGCAGGAAGTCAGGAAACATGACAAAACTAACAAATGGCTATTTGCCCGCCTATGACTTCACGGTAGACCTTGCCTATGGCAGGGCAGGCGAAGCTGAACTGGTGGAATTCTTTGACGCCGTACAAGGCGCTCAAATTGAAGTAAAAGCAGACCGCTACCGCAATGGCAGAATGGCAGTAGAAACCCAGCAGAAGCCCACAGGGCGCGAATGGCAAGACTCTGGCATCAATGTAACAACAGCCCAATGGTGGGCTTACCGCTTTGCACCTGGGGCCTTTACCCTGGTGTCCGTTCCACGTCTAAAAAGGTATTTGAAACTAAACCGCGACTTGCTACAAAAGCGCGACTTTGCAGCCAATTCAGACAACCCATCTAAAGGGTTTGTGCTTATGCCAGACCAAGTGCAAGAACTAATGACTAGCGAATGGTACGACCAATGACCGATTCACAATTTATTTGGTCCTTTTTAATGGGCTGGGTTTCCTGCTGGCTATACCTCAAAATGATGGCTAACAGGCCATGACCGAAAAACCACAAACTTGGGGCTATACAGTCCTAAGGTCTAAAGACAAATTAACCATGGTTCAAATCTTCACGGATTTATCCACAGGCCTGATTGAATATACCCAGGTGTGCAAACGTGCACAGCCTTGGGCTTCATGGGGGCCGCCAACAGAATTGGAAAAGGTCTGAAATTATTTATGGCTTTTATGCTTACCACCGTTTTATTCACCCCAGCGCCAGCAAGTGCAGCTGCTAATTCATGCCCCAAATGGGAACCACTGCTTGCCCAGCATTTCCCTGCCAAAGTTGTTCCTGTAATGTCCCGCATTGCGTACAGGGAGTCACGCTGCAACCCTGCAAGCCTGTCAGTTGTACGCAAATCAACAGGCCGCCCCGATGTTGGCCTCCTACAAATTCAGGGCTCTTGGGCTACTGTGACACGGGCAGTCTGTAAGAAACAGGATGTGATAAAAGCCCTGCTCAATGTGCAATGCAATGTAAAAGTGGCTGGCTACTTATACAAGAATGGTGGCCTTGGTCACTGGCGTGCAACTTCAGGAAAATAACAAAGGAAAAACAAATGGAAACATCAACAGGCGAACTAATTGCCAAACTAACTAACCTCAGCCACAACCTGGCGCTTGAGTTGCGATTCAAAGAATCCAGCCTGGTGCTTGAAGCTGTGGGCGCGCTTCATGCTTTGCCCAACATTGCTGAAGCAATACGCCACGAATGGCATCCGTCAATGAACAGCAGTGGGCCAGCCAAAGGCCTCGTTTATGACGTCACAGCTGCACAGGTGGCAAGCGATGAGTGAATACATACACAAAGACGATGCCTATGAATGGCTAAGGCAAAAACAAATAGAATTTGCTGAGGATGACTTTGCAAAGGTTCAAGCCGAACGTGACGCTTTTAAAGCCAAAGTAGTTTGGCTGCAAACCGATATTTTACTTTTAGAACGCCGAATCACTGAACTACAAACCGAACTAAAACGACTAGAAACAGAGTACGCCCGTGGCCTTTGACCTTTCCGACTATGAGCCCGTTGCCAGCAGGTTGGACAGGTTCCTAAAGGCACACCCTGACGCGCGCGTCATAACAGACCTAGTGCACTACCTTTCAGACGTTGCCGTGTTCAAATGTGAACTGTGGATAGATGGCGAAATTATTGCTACTGGCTGGGCGGAAGAAATACGAGGGCAAGGAAATGTAAATAAAACTTCCCACGTTGAGAACTGTGAAACCAGCGCTTTGGGCAGGGCATTAAGTAACGCAGGCCTAAGTGGTTCCGATTACACCAAACGCCCAAGCCGTGAAGAAATGGGCAAAGTTCAAAGGATGCAAGGTGACACCACAGTTACTGAAAACAGCAACCTTGCCAGCGAAAAACAACAGAACATGATTCGTGCCGTATGCAAATCAATGGGCAAAATTCCACCGCACAACCTCCAAAGCTTTAGCAAAAGGGAAGCATCGGCATATATTGACAGCCTCAAAAACGGTGAACAGCCAGCGCCAACATACGACACACCAGAAGAGCCATTTTAATGCTGCCTATAAGTGAGGCTTCATTTATGCAACAGGTAAAAACATTGGCTTATCTTTACGGCTGGGTAGTTCACCACAGTCAGCCTTCTATGACACGCACAGGCAGGTATATGACAATGGGAAGCGTTGGGTTTCCTGACCTCGTTATGGCCCACCAAGACCGTGGAGTCATTTTTGCCGAGCTCAAAACTGAAAAAGGCAAAACCACAGTGGCCCAAGATTATTGGCGTAGTTCATTGGAACGGCATGCCGAGTATTACCTTTGGCGACCTTCAGACCTTGACTTTATTTCACAAAGGCTTCGTTCATGCTGAACCAGGAAGCATTGTTTCCTATGCCACAAGAAGAACGAACCAGCGATGATTATTGGACACCAAAGTGGGTGTTTGAAGCTTTAGGCATAACCTTTGACCTTGACGTGGCTTGTCCACCAGAAGGCCCACCCCACAACAGCGCTCGAGATTTCTACACCCAAGAAACAGACGGCCTTGCAAGCCCATGGTTTGGCAATGTCTGGATGAACCCACCATTCAGTAAAACAAACGACTGGGCCTACAAATTTATTGAACACCACCACGGCATTTGTTTAGTGCCTATGGGTAAAACCAAATGGTTCGCTCGTCTATGGGAAGAAGCTGACGCTGTAATGGCTATGCCACCAAACCTAAAGTTTGACCAGGGCGGCATATTTATTCACACCTGCCTGTTTGCTTTTGGTGCTGACAATGTAGCTGCAATGCGGCGTTCCAAGATTGGGCGTGTCCGTTGATAGTCCTAGCCTGGTACGCCCTGCTAATATCCATCGGCATTGCCATTATGCAAGGCATACGAAAGAATTAAATGGTGGTAGGAAACTTGGCTCCCTAAGTGAGTGGCAGAGTTGCTTTTGTCTCTGTTGCCAAGCCACCAACTTTTACAACTAAATACGACCATGGCCTCGTACGGGTTTGTACTGTGCAGGCATTAACACCTGGGGACAGGGGTAGAACTGGCGCGCCTAATTACCTGTGATGACTAACGTGAATGGCTGTTGGGGGAAGTCGCCAGTACAGAGTTCCCTAACTACTAAAAAGGCGAATGGCTGACCGACCTAAACAAACCACCTGCCACAGTTACTGACTGGAAGTGGGGGCTGGCACAAACCACCACCATGTTTACACACAAGAAAGCAACCGCTGGGCACAGCCCAAGGGCGCTAGCTT